GTCAACAGCCTACACGCTCGTTGCAAGCGATGCAGGCAAGCACATCCTGCACCCCAGCGCAGACACCACGGCCAGGACGTTCACCATCCCCGCGAATGGCACGGTGGCATTCCCGGTCGGCACAGTCGTGACGTTCGTCAACCAGAACGCGGGCGGCGTCATCACTATCGCCATCACCACGGACACCATGCGCCTCGCAGGCGCAGGCACGACGGGCAGCAGAACGCTCGCGGCGAATGGCATTGCGACAGCGATCAAGCTGACATCGACTGAGTGGTTGATTTCTGGAACGGGGCTGACTTGATGACCGGCATCGCGCAACTATTTCTTGGGATTGGCGCGGCAGCAGCAAGCGTCAATGCCGCCATCGCGGTGGCTCACTCCAGCTCGCCTCTTGTCTCCGTTTATCCGTGGAGTGGTAGCGGTTTTGGCACTAAGTTCAGCGACCCGGCTACGCTTCCGGCAGGCACTAGCCGAAGCGTAGCGTTTACATCTACTGGTAATGCCGTTGCAATAGCTCACGACACCACGCCCTACGTTTCTGCATACCCTTGGTCTAACACAGGCTTCGGAACTAAGTTCAGCGATCCTGCCACGCTTCCGACAAGCTCTGGGCTAGGCGTAGCCTTTACTGCTGCTGACGACGCAATCGCAATAGCGCATGACACGTCACCGGGCGTCTCCGCGTATCCTTGGTCGGGCTCTGGCTTCGGAACTAAGTTCAGCGACCCTGCTACGCTTCCGACAAGTGGCAGAGGCGTAGCTTTCACATCTACTAATAATGCTATTGCAGTTTCTAGCGCATCTTCACCCTACGTTTTTGCGTACCCTTGGAGCGGAAGCGGTTTTGGAACTAAATTTAGCAATCCCGCTACGCTTCCGGCAGGCACTGGCCGGGGCGTAGCCTTTGCTGGCAGCAGCCAAATTGCAGTGGCGCACAGCAATACGCCCTACGTTTCTGCATACCCTTGGTCGGGCTCTGGCTTCGGAACTAAGTTCAGCGACCCTGCTACGCTTTCACCAGACGAAAATAACGGCGTAGCTTTCACACCTACAGGCAATGCTATTGCAGTATCTAACTCGTTCGGTACCCCATACGTCTCCGCGTACCCGTGGTCGGGCTCTGGTTTTGGAACCAAAGTCAGCGACCCTGCTACGCTTCCGGCAGGCAATGGTCGAGGCGTAGCGTTTAATGCTGCTGGTGATGCCCTTGCCGTGGCGCACGATACGTCACCTTTCGTCTCCGCTTATCCTTGGAGTGGCAGCGGCTTCGGCACGAAGTTCAGCAATCCCGCTACGCTTCCGACAAGCACTGGGCGAGGCGTAGCCTTCCTCAAATAATCCCTTACAGCAAAGGACCATCCCATGACTGACACGCCTGCACTCCCCACCCGCGCCGAGATCATCGCGCAAAACGCCGTCGCGCGGCGTCACAGCGTGATGTGCTACGACATCAACATCACCAACTACGAGATGGCGCTTGCCAAGCTTGACGCGACCCCAAACCTTGCGCCCGACATGGTCGAGTATCGTGCACGGATTGTGGAACTCCTCGGCTCCGAGCGCCGCGAACGCAACAAGGAGGCGCTGATCCTCTCCGTGCTCGAAGCCCAAATGCCTCCCAATGCCATCTGAAGGCCGCTGGCGCTGGGACGAAGAGACACTAGCCTGGATTGAGTTTACACCGCTTGAAGAGGAAACACCGTGACCAACTGGAGCTGGAAGTTCTCCGACGCCCGTGTTGCTGATGAAGGCAATTTGAAAGATGTGGTAAAAGAAGTGGTTTACGAAATCACCGGCACGCGCAGCGGTCAGGCTTACTCAATTACGGGGCGCACAATGCTGGCAGCGCCAGACGAAGACAATTTTCAGCCATTCTCAACCCTGACTGAAGCCAATTTGATCGCTTTCGTTAGCAGCTCCGTCAACGTCGATGCACTTAAGCATCACATCGATGCCCAACACGATGACGTCAGCCAGATTAAAGCCCTGCCGTTCGAGGCCGCCTGATGAGCAACGCACGCGAAAACGTCAACCTGCTGACCAGCGCCGACTGGGACATTGCAACCCTGCGCCTGGCGAACTGGGGAACGGGCGCAATCCCGCCTCAGGTTATCCTGAAAACAAACTACGTGGCCGGCGATGGCGGCGGGCTATTCCGTTACGACGCCAGCGACACTACCACGGCGGACAATGGTGGGACGGTGATCGTTGACGCTGCAAGTCGCCGCTGGAAGCGGCAATATATCGGCGCGCTGCACTCCAAATGGTTCGGCGCGCGGGGAAACAACTCCGCAAACGACACAACAGCCTTGCAGAATGCGATTACCGCGGCGGCTGGCGGGGCTTTGGAGATTGACCCCGGCACCTACCTCACAGATCCGCTGACAGGCGTGTCTAACTGCGAAATCTACGGTTCAACGGCTGCGGCCTGCGTCCTGAAGCACATCGGGATTGCGGCGGCTGACGCGAGCATTCTCGCCTTTGTCAGCAAGAATAACACGATTGTTCACGACCTGACGTTTGACTGGAACAACGTGGCTTTCACAGGGACGCCGACGAATGTTAGCTGGACGTTGTGCAACAACGCCGAAATCTACAACTGTTCTGTTATCAACTGCGGCAAGCTGGGCATCGGCATCAACGGGTCGTCGGACGTCCGCATTCACGATAACTACATCGCGCGCACGACTTCCTCAAGCACAGGCGTTAACGAAGGCATCCTGCTGACCGAGTCAGGCGGGTCAATTACGCGCGTCTGGATTGAAAACAACTACATTGTCAATCACGGCACGCTGCTGGACGGCAGTTTCCTGACTGTCCGCAACAACATCATTATCAACTGGAAATACGGCGCTGGCGTTGGCATGGGCAACAACGCATCAAACGTTTACAACATTATCCACGGTAACTATCTGTCGAACGGCTACAACGGTCTCGACAGCGACGGCTTCACTTGCAAGGGCATTGAGTTTTTCGGAACTGTTGGGCGCATTACAAACAACATCTGCTGGAACAACGGCGGCTCCGGCATATTCTGCGCTGGAAAAGCTAACGTTATCAGCGGAAACTTTTGCTACAACAACGGCATATATACTGCTGAAACCACGGCCGGTATTGCGCTCGGATACCTTGATGCAACCTATAATGCGTCAAACTGCATCCTAACCGACAACCAATGCTTCGACACGCTGGGAACGGGCGGGACGCAGGATTACGGAATTGACGTTGCGGCTAGCGTTGTCGGGCTTATTCTTGTTGGAAACAATCTCTATACAAACGACACTGGGCCAATCCGCATTGGCGGCAGCACGACACAAATCTTTTACGGGTTTAACTGCACCGGCACGACGACTTCCGATCTTGGAAGCATCAGCAACAACGCCAGCACGACCCTCACAATCACGGCTGCGGGGGCTGAACTTGGCGATTACGTGCAGGGATCGTGCAGCATATCTTTGGCTGGATTGAGCATCACGGGATACGTTTCCTCGGCTAATACCATCACGCTTGTGGTGACCAACAACACAGGCGGGGCGGTTGATCTCGCGTCCGCGACTTTCCGCGCTACGGCAGCGAGGCCGCTATTCTAGATGCAGATACCCATCCTTTCAGGTGCATACAGTGACGGGAACGCGGATTTCCGCGTTTCCTACCCGCTGAACCTGACGCCTGTCGCCCAGGCGCAGGGGATATCGACGGGCTACTTGCGGCCGGCGGATGGGATTATCGGATTTGCAGAAGTTACAACGGAATACGTAAGCATTCTCACGCGAGACGGATCGGAAATCCTTGCCCGCGATGGCTCGCAGATTGTTGCACGCTCCATCGCTAGCACGATAGGGATCGGTCCCGGCCTGGATAGGGGCGGCATCGAATGGCTGGGGACGCTGTACCGCGTCATGGGGACCAGCCTCGTCAGCATTAGCGCCGCGGGCGCGGTGACGACGATCGGCACCATACCCGGAACCGACCGCGTAATCATGGTCTACAGCTTTGACTACCTCGCCATTGCCGGCGACGGGAAGCTGTTCCTCTACAACGGCACCACGCTGACGCAGGTGACGGACCCGGACCTCGGCACGGTGGTGGATGTCGTCTGGGTTGACGGGTATTTCATGACCACGGACGGGGAATTTCTCGTTATCACCGAGCTGAATAATCCGTTTGCTGTCGATCCTTTGAAATACGGGTCCAGCGAAATCGATCCGGACCCGGTGGTCGGCTTGATCAAGCTGCGTAACGAGATTTACGCCATCAACCGGCACACCATCGAAGTTTTTCAAAATGTGGGGACCACTGGCTTCCCGTTTGAGCGCATTCAGGGCGCCCAGATCACGCGGGGAAGCGTCGGGGTCAACGCGAACTGCGCCTTCCTTGATCAGATCGCGTTCATTGGCGGTGGCATGGGCGAGGGCGTTGCGGTCTGGCTGGGGGTCAACGGAAATTCGGTCAAGATCAGCACGCGCGAGATCGATATCGTGCTGGCTGACTACACCGAGGCGCAGCTTGCGCTGGCGTTTATGGAGACGCGCACGGATAAAGATTACCGGCAACTCATGATCCACCTACCGGACAAGACGCTTGTCTATGACGGTGCGGCGAGCGCGGTGCTTCAACAGCCGGTCTGGTATTGCTACTCGTCAAGCCTTGACGGCAATGGAAGGTATCGCTCCAGCAAGCTGGTGTATGCATATGGCCGCTGGAATACAGCCGACACGCAGACAGCCGCGTTCGGGTATCTGGTTGACAACGTCTCGACCCACTGGGGCCAGACGGTCGGCTGGAATTTTCAAACGCAGATCATCTACAATGAAAGCCGCGGCGTGGTGGTTCACGACCTTGAGCTCGTGGCGCTGACGGGCCGGATTGCGCTTGGTGCGGATCCGCAGATATCGACGCAGTATTCTCAAGACGGCATCACCTACAGCCAGCCCAAGTTTGTCAAGGCCGGCAAGATTGGCGATCGCTCCAAGCGATTGGTGTGGATGCAGCAGGGCAGCTTTCGCAACTGGCGGTTGCAACGCTTCTCTGGAACGTCTGACGCCTTCCTGTCCTTCGCCAGGCTAGAGGCGCGGCTGGAGCCGCTGGCCTGGTAAACCATGGCAGATCCCAAAGCCCTTACCCGAAACCAGATTGCCGCCTTCGTCGGCAACGACCCCGAAGCCATCCGGGCGATCGAGCGGCTGTTCAAAGTCGCGGGCGAGCTGACCCCGGCGGACATTGCCGCCCTTAATATCCTGATTGAAGACAATACGCTGGCAACGGGGGCGGCACAAAATCAGGTTGAGGTGCTTGCCGCCATTGCTATTGAACTGGGCCAGCGGATCACGCAGCAAGCAATTCAAACGGATAGCTCAATCGCCCTGGCGCAATCGGCGCTGGCGCAACTGGAAAGGATCGCCGACGCGGTGCAAGGGCTGGCGCTGGCCCAGCCTGTCCAACCACCTACTGTGCCTGACAATCTAAGCCTGCCGGTTCAGCCAGTGCCGCCAACCCTGACGCTGGCTGACCTTGCTCCGGTGGCGTTTGCCCCGGCTGGCATACGCTACAGGCAGCTACTGACCGCAACGGCGGGGCAGACCCTTTTCAATCTCGGTGCTTCTTACGCAACCGGGCAAAGCCAGCTATACGTCTTCGTTAACGGCTTGTTGATGGAAACCCCCGGCGATTATGCGGAAACTTCTTCGTCCAGCATTACCTTCTCGTCCGGTCTGGCGGCTGGCGACGAAGTTGTCGTTATCATTCTGAAATAGGAGTTGATCCGTGGCCGTCACACTGAAAGTCCTTGTACCGCCTAAGCAGCTCGAAAACACGCAGACCAGCCAATACACGGCGACGAACGTCAAGGCCATCATCGACAAGGCGACCGTGACCAACACGTCAGCGTCTAACGTAACGCTGTCGGTCAACCTTGTGACGGTCAGCGGATCGGCCGGCGCGTCTAACCTGATCATCGACAACCGCACGATCGTTCCGGACGAGACGTATCTTTGCCCGGAACTGATCGGGCAGGTTCTTGAGGCGGGAAGTTTCATCTCGACTATCGCAGGGGCGGCAACTTCGCTAACCATGCGCGTATCCGGCCGCGAGGTATCGTAATGTTCGAGGATTTCGCCAAGCGGCTGGGTGAACTGGGCGGGCTGCCCGCAGTCGAGCTGACGCCGCGTCAGAACACCGCCAACCGCGAAATGGCAATTGAGGAATGGGGCTACGGGCCGGAAGCGCCCAGCCTGGCCAAAGGATCGAACAAGCCGTTTTACGCCAACCTCGCCCGCGCGTGGGGCATCGAAGAGGTCGAAGCCCGCCGTCGCATGTGCGGCAATTGCGAATACTGGCGCGCCTGCGAGGACACGCAGGCCATGCTCGAAGCGATCCCGGTGACGCCATACGACGAAGCTGGCGGCGCGGCGCGGGGCTATTGCGAGGAACATGAGTTTGCCTGCGCAGCGGCGCGTGTCTGCAAGAGCTGGGAAGAAGTTGAGATGGAGGGATACGACTGATGTGGCCCGCTATTGCCATGATCGGTTCCGCCATCATCGGCGGCGCCCTATCCTCTAAGGCCCAGAAGTCGGCCGCCAAGACCGCAGCCGCTGCCCAGACGCAATCCACCGAGCAGGCCACGCAG